TAGCTAAATGTTCTACAGGGCCAATTTGTTTAGGATGGTAATTATTATAAAATTTATATAATAGTTTAATCTTAGTATTGAAGTAATCTTTCATAATAGAATTATCTACTGAATGATTATAATCTTTGTAACCCCAGTTTTTAAAATAAATAGATGTCTTGAATGTAACCCCACACTCTCTAATAATTTCATCTGCTGTAATACCAACAGTTCTTATAAAATTATCCCAATGAGGTGTACTACCTTCTCCTACTCCAACAATACCAATCTTATCAGATTTAATTAAATTAATATTTAAATGAGGATATTTTGTTTTTAAAACTAAGGCAGCTACATAACCTGCTGTACCACCACCAACAATACAAAGATCAGTCTTCATCAACTTTTACATTAATTACGCCTAGTGATGTCATCAAGTGACTGTTGTGTCTTTTATTAAATATTTTAATAAACTCAGACCAACTAGCCCTGTTCAATCTCTTTTGTGTCTTCAACAACTTCGATGGTTTTCGCATTGTGTCCATCGATTTTGTTTGAAAGCTCTTTGAGTTTCTTCTCAAGCTCTTCACGTGACATACCCTCCAGACCAGTTACTTTTACTTCTCTCCTATCTACATACTGACCTGCTAATTGTCCAGATCTGTATTCAGCATTAATAGCAGCAGCATACTGTTTATCAGCTTCTGCATTTAAAGCAATTCGTTCTAATCTTTTATATCGTCTTAGGTTATCACCTTCATACTTCGCACATTCTTCCTTATAAATTCTGTCTAAATATTTAACAACGTGAGGGTTTAGTTTTCTATTAGTTAATCTACTAGCTATAACTGAGTAATCATTTGTATTCTTACATTCATATCCTGCTTCTTTTAGAGCATCAGCTTTTGTAATATTACCCCAATTTTTAACATAGATATCCACAAACTTCTTTTGCTTTAGAGTCAAGTCATCTTCTGTTCTCAGTTCTTTCTTTTTCAATCCTGGCATATTTTCTACTATATAGATATTTCAGACCTCTGTACACTATTTGAAAAAGTAAAAATTTGCTGCTCCACAAGACACATATAGTCTTAATGTGTCCCTCAGGGACACCACAGGGACACCACAGGGACACCATAGAATCGTCTATAAATGTTGATATTAGCTAATAATAGTCTTCAGGGACACCAGGGACACCACTTTAGGGTTCCAAGCAAATTATTTTATTGAAAGGGTAGAGATATCTATATAGGGGAATTTCCGGTATCCGTTGTCACATATGGTGTTTTACTTGAAGAGTCCTACCAAATACAGTACACTGGCCATGTGTCCCAAGTGAGTTTTTAACATTATAGCTCTTTTGATCATTAGCTTTCTTTTTTATCATTTGGGACATTTATCAGATCAATCTTCTTCTTAATCTCTCTTCTCTCTTCCTTAGTATTAGCTGCACGATATTGAACATATCTAGCTCTATACTCCATCCACAGCTTCTCATTCCTATTATACAGAATCTTCTCTTCCTTAATTAATCTTTTAAATACACCCATTACATACTCAGGGTCAAAATCTGCGTTCCAACAAATCTCCTTAAATATCTCACTATTTCCTACAAACCAATTTATCGAATCCTGCTTATTATAAGCATCGATTTTAGAATAAGTAAAAGAAGTACAATCCTCAAATGCCTGCATAATAATAGCCTGGAAGAGCTTATGCTCAGGCCTATTAGTACGGGTCACTGTTGAAGCCATGTCAGTGCCCAAAATCTTTAACAAGTTCGGTGAGTAATTCACGATATTGCCGCTGCTCCTTTTTACTGGAGTCAAAGGCCATTACCTCAGTATAATCGTCAAATATACCCTCAATGAATCGCATCTTACCTACGCCATCCAGCATATCTACAACCTTATAATGATAGTCTTTAAAAGCTATGTAAGTTTCATCATCCATAATGATCGCAACCGCAGGATGGGAAAAGATATCGATATGGAAGTTTCCTACGGTCACGCATCATTTTTAACAACCAGCGTTAAGCCTTTAGCCTTAGCTGCAGCTTTACGTCCTGATCGCCAACATCCCTCGACTTTATCAAGGAATGAAAGACTGAAATTTCCTAAACCAAAATCATTTCCACAATATAACTGAAACATCAAGGAAGTTATCTCGTCATAAGTTCTCTTATTCGGACATATCATAACCAAACGCTGAAGCGTTTTAGTTAAGGCTTCTTCACTCGACTTTTTCATAGGTTCTGCCAACTTTGTTCTCCATAATTAAATTAAAAGAAAAAATTGTTCGTTGTTATTGTGAAAATAAAGTGTTTTGAAAGCCCCACTTTTTCATTTAGGCTTAGGAATACGTTATTAACTATTATGTGATTTAAATTTTAATTGCAAGTAAAAAAAAGGGCCAGTCTCCCAGCCCTTTTCCAACCTCAGATTTAAGGTTAACCATCCAACCTGCAGGTCTATTTACCACTTCCGTTAAGCAATTTCTTGCCCTGTGATAGTAAATTCTCTCTCATTGATTCGGCTGATTTGCCTTGTTTTTTAGCGATTTTTTTAACTTCTTCATCTACTAATTTGGCAATCATATTACCTGGTCTTCTAAAGCCTTCTTTACCCATGGCCCTAATTATGCAGTATGAATCAATATCTACTGCACAGGATTTCCATTTGTTTATGTTCATAGCTTACGCTGCCTCTCTCTTGTCAAAGTCTCGATCCAATGCAAACTTAAGAAGATCAACTTTTTTATCTCTAGTCAATCCACCATTGTACACTCTATCGAATTGTTCGATGTAATCAGAGCTGCTAGTTACTGCAGCTAATTTACCACCCTTAGATTTCATTGCTGACTTTAATCTATCAAATGAAAACTTTGGATGTTTGCACATAATTAAATATGCTCTGATCAATTGTCGTTTTAGTTTTTTAACATTAGGATCGATTTGTTTTGCAATGTAAGTTATTTCTTTTGCAATTCTATCAAACCTGCTTAGTCTACCTGCAGCAATTGAGAAGTCTCCCAATTTAAACTCTTCAGTTTGCATTCTACAAACTGTTGCTCTACCATTAAGTAGGGCTAGTGTTTCAGCTACTGGCATTCCATATTGTATCATTTTAGAAGCACAGATCTTATAATCTTGTTTGCCTCTTGTACAGTGGAAGTTTAAAAAATTGTTTAAGTTCCAATTCTTTTTTCCAGTGTTAGCTCTAGCTGTATCTAAAGCATCATCAGAATCACCAATTACATAGTAAATATCTAAGCCTAATTCTTTTCTAGCCTGAGCTGTATGTTGACCATCTACGATCTCCATCTTCTGATTTACAATAATAGGAGTCTTAAGATCTCTCTCAGCGATTAATCTTTTGATTCTATCTACATGTGTAGAATCAACTTCTCTATTACCTCTTGATTTTTTAAATATTCCATAATCTTTGGTTACAAAATATTTACCTTTTACTTCTTTTGTCATCTTTTTTTCTCCTTTTTTAATAGATGATTGTATAGAGCAATGCACCAACTAACATTATAAAAATCTTAGGTGGTATTACTAACAGTGCACACAAAAGTACAAACTTAAAGAATTGATTTGTCATCATCGTCTTGTTTTCCTTTTATGTGGCTGTGAATTAAATCCATCGCAATCTGCTCGTTAATTGGATAGATAGGATGCATATCAAAATTCATAGAACACTGCTGCAACCTACGCATTTGTTCTTGAAAGTGGTCATCACTATATTCCATAGGCTGACCATCTACTGTTGTCGTCTGAGTTGTACTCAGAATCTCATCAACTTCTTTTATCCAGTTAACAAAATCGTCACTACTAGATTTCAATTTTATGTTGATCATGTTATCCTCCTTTTTATAAACATACTTGCAATATAATTATTTAAATGTAAATTGCAAGGATTAAATAAGATAGGATATTATAGGAAAATGAAATACTTGCTAATTTTACATATGTGTAGTTTTTTAACTCAAACTTGCCCAGGTATGATTCACCCACAAGGAACGTACGATTCATGGAAAGAATGTGCAATCGCTGGGTATGAAATTGCTGGAGATACAATGGCTAAAATGCCTAAAAAAGAGATAAATCAACACAAATTAGCTATAAAGTTTGAGTGTTTAGAAATCACTCCAGGTACACCCCTATAGTTGCAATTATATCACAAAATGCTATATAATACCTTATGAAGCTGTATCGTGTCCAAGCAAAGTACAAGAATATATATATTGATGAGATGCTTGAGGCCAAGAACGATAAAGCCGCCCTTGAGGAATTTAGCAAAAAGGTTAGCTCAGGGGATGTAACAGAGAATGAAGGTGCAGGGTTTGAGAATCCTGATATTTTATTCTTAACCTATGAGGAGGTCGACCGAGATGGCACTGCAAAAGTTAATATCGGAAAAACTTCAGCTGGAATCCAAGTGGGCAACACAGGCATTGCAGCAGGGTCGGGTAACCCCTGATATGAAGTGGATCGATATCAAGATCAAAAATCTAAGAAATAAGATTAATGATCAAAGTGTTGAAGACGCACAAAAAGGTCTTTTTGATATAGCTAGTTAAATATTACTAGCACATAAACTCTTTTCGTTATAAAGTGTAGGGGACTTATGCCCTCTAATAAAACCTTAATCATAAATGATTATAAAAAATATTGGATTACTGATACCAAGAAAGGTCATCTAATAACTATTTGTCATGGGCCAGAAGATAAAGTTTTAAAATTAAAATTAAATTGGAAAGGTAGACATAGAAGTGGAGCAGGAAGAGTCGTTAATAAAAGATAGTTGGATTTATAATGTACCTAAACACATAGTACATAAACCAATACTCATTGATAAAATGAGATTGATACCACAAAATAGAATAGATCAAATTTCACATACTGATTATAATTTACCTGCGGGTATGATTGTTGAATGGAGAGAATACTTTTTAAAAAATATTTATCATCAATTTAAATTAGACTTTGAAGATAAAGTTAAAAGCACTATTGGTTTACACAACGCCTGGTTCCAATGGTATGAAAAAAATGATTATCATGTATGGCATATACATGGAGGAGTTCACTTTACAAATATATATTATTTATCTCTGCCAAACAAAGAAGTTAAAACAACTGTTAAACATATTGAGCAGCTAAAATCTTTTGATGTTATGGAAGGACAGATCTTAACTATACCTTCTTATTGGTGGCACAAGTCTCCAGT